TACTTTTTAATCTCAACGGTAAACTTCCCGCATTAGCCATACAAGGATATAAACCATTTGCGGCCTGAGCTATGAAATTCCACATTACTGTTCCACCATTACAAAAACAACATTCAGGATTTGTATAAACACCCAGAAAGTTCGGTTCAGTTGTATCGGGAGTACAAGAAGGGTCATCTTCAGGACACCAGACAAACGCTGTATTTTGATATAAATTACTATCACCCACACTTCCAATAACATAGTCACAACCATTACAATTAGCCTTAGTATCTAATGATTTTATTAATGTTACTTTTGTACTCGCTTTAGTACCGACTTGGTAATTTGATATATTAAGTATTCTCCAATAACTATCTTTTATAAAAATTTCATCTGCAAAACTAAAATTAAAAATATCTACTTCATTTAGGTTTAAATAACATTCCATTATTCTCGCCTCTGAACTATATATATTGTCTAAGTATTGTTTCCAGTATAAACCATATAAAGTGTTGTTAAACCAATTACCAATATAAGACTGGTAATTAAAAACATTTAGATTACCTACAATTGGGGGTGTCGCGTTCCAATATAAAGTTTTATTAGCGGATGTTAATGTATAAACGTTTGAAGAAGGTGTTATATCAAACGGCGTGCATACTGGATAAGTATTAAAAGAATAAGCCGTTAGAGCTGTTGCTGTTGCACGGTGTAAATAATAATTAACTTGGTCGTCAATTACATCTAATACGTTTGTAGCTGTTCCACAATAATAAAATAATTTAGGTTTTGTTTTTTTAACCTTATTTACTGTAGCACCGTCGCTTTCCTCATAACTAAATTCATATTGAACGGTCATATTAGGCAAAAATGTCCCATACTGTTCTTCATCATTTGCAAAGACTTGACTATTTATAAAGGGTGAGAATATAGATTCGTTTTTTAATTCTCCGCTTGCAAACTGGTTATTAAATTCGTCTATTCTAAGGTGTCCAAAAACATTTACGTCAGGATATCGTTCTTTAAAAGATTTGTTATATAAATCGTCATCTTCTTGGTCTGTTAAGTGTATTGTCTTTTTTTGTAATTCTGTTGTATCTCTTACTACAATTTCTTTATCAGTATCAACTTTATCTGTCCAGTATTTTAAATCACCACTAGCAATAAAATCATTATATGGTTCTATAATTAAATTAGTGTCATCGTCAGGGTTTGTTAATACTACTAAATTAAATCGTTGTATTATGTCCTTTAAAAAAGCTCTTTGTGTTATTTCTTGGTCTATACATGCAGGAACATCTACAGTAGCACCGAACACATCATTTGTATAACCTGCCCACTCTATACTAATTGAGTTATAAAATGTACCACAGGCGCCCGCGTCGCCATTACCTATTTTAAATTCAGCACCGCCCGTACCATCATATAATAAAGTGCCAGAATCTATTATTATCCTTGCAGATTTTCCAGGTGGCATTCCTTCTAAACTCAAACTATATTCCAAAGCAGCTTGTACTGTTGGATTATTAGAATTATTAGGGTCATTGATGGGGTCAAGTGTTATTTCTGTACTCGCATATTCAACACCAGTTGAAGAATTATAAGTTGGTGATGAAGGGTCTGTATCCCATTCTACCAAGCTTGCTGTTAATACAATGTTACCACCAAAATTGCAACCTAAGACGCCAACAGACTTAAAGTTATGTCTAACAGTAACCTGTTCCATTGTGGTGTCTAATTTGGTAAAATAATTGTACGTTGTATTCCATACACTATCAGGGTCTACAGGGGCAGTGCAAGAACCTGAAGCTGTTGTAGTGTCTGCTGGAACAACAACCTGGCTAACCGTTCCACAAGAAGCTGTTATTTCACTTGACAAATTACCCCATAAACTACTATTACTAACCTGCATGAACCCACTTGGTGCAGCATTAGTGTTTGTGGTCGGTAAGGCAGATAATTCTACGGCTGTTCCTGTAGTCATAAATAACTTCCCAAAATAAGCGCCATCAATAAAAGCTGAAGTATAAGAAAAACCGGCTCTTGCTAGTATTAAATTAAATAGTGTTTTTAATTGTATTGATGGTCTAAACTGGTTAATGCTAACGCTGTAATTCCAAGCGACTTCCACACCACCGTTATCTTCATCTGCAACTATTGCGTTTGCAGTTGTTTGGTCTAAGTTCAAATAGCGTGCCTCACTCGGATCGTAATAAAATTTTTCTCTTGTTACCGAAATTGGATATACTATTTTTGAAACTCCTGCGTCTGAATCGTATAAGGAAGTTCCTGCAGCGTTTTGTAAAGAGTTTCCCCAGGAAGCCGCCAAATTTGTATTATTATAAACGTGGTTTAATTCTGCACTATAACTTCCGTTAGGATTTTTAAAAACGTCCTTTAATCTTTGTTCACCAATAATACTAAATAACGATGCACTACTTGACATTAATACAACTTCATAAACCTGTGCTTTTTTATATACAGATTTTAATTGTAAAGCCCCTTCAAATTGTGGAACTGTACCAACATATAAAACCGCATCAAATTTTGTTCTTGTATTAAATACTAAAGTGTCTAAGTTTACATTATACCAATCTTGAAAGAATTGATTATTATTGTCTGTAAATGGGAGTTTAAATGTTTGTGAATAGCTACCCTTCCTTGTTTCTGGTTCTTTAACTTCTGAAAATTGAAAGTTTAAAGAAACATTTGGAGCCTCCTGTAAATCAAGATTATAAGCCGTTGTTGAGGTGGCTCCTGATGTAGCTTTTCTATATGCAACTAAACGTACATTCATTACGAGTTTGTATTAACTGGATTAGCATATTCTATATTAATAGTGTATTGTATCATCTTATCGTTAGCACTTGTTTTTTTAATAAAAGAACTATCTGTAACCAAAACCCCCTCTGTAAAATCTGTGTCTGAATTTTCCACTATATAAACATCTGTACTCATTATTAGTTTTTCTATTAAAATAGTGTCTTCTTCTTTTATCCAGTCTGTATTAATTGTTTCCTTTAATACTGCTGTTGTTTGTCTTGTAGTTTTTCCTCTTTGTGTATTATTATAAAACCATTTAGAACGATTAAAATTACCTAACATAGAACTATAATTATTTCTTTGTACTTCAGTTGTTTGTGTAGATTTCTTTTTGAAATTGAAATAATCATAACCACCAACAGAATTACGCCAAGCTAATCTTCTAACTTTATAACCTTTACACGATCCATCTTGTTTTATAAAATAATATAACGCGGTTTTAACTACATTTGAATTATCAGCGCCCTGAATAGTATAGTAAACCCAGTTACTAAAATTAGAGGGTTGTGCGTCGCCAGAACTTCCACCAACGGGCGTTACAGTTGAAGCTTCTAAATTACCAGGACCACAACCGAAATATACTAACCGTTCTGCGTCTGTATTTGTTTCCGATGTTGGATTAGCGCCACCATTAGCGTTAGTATTAGCGATTGGCTGTGTACTTCCTATTTGACCACCCGCACTATCATAGTATTTAATAAGTATTCTTTCAATGTCACTATCAAATTTATCATTGTCATTTAAAAGTGCTACAGTATGATAATCAGTTTCTTGTATATAGTTTATATATCCACTTGTATTATAATCTCCGGCACTTGTTACCAAATCACTTAAAAATCTATCGGTTGCACCATTACCGTTAAATACATTAAAATCCGTTCCTTGTATATAACTACTACTCGCACTTCTTGCTGTCATTAACGGCAGTGAAGCCTGCAAATAATATAAAGTTTCATTGACTGAATCGCTTGTTGTTTCTGCAGGTATGCCAGAAGCTGAAGTGCTATATTCTTGATAACCCTTTACATATATTGTTTGAATCTGTGTTCCGTCTGTTCTATTATCACCATTTACGCTAAATGGTTTTAAGACTGTATTAACACCAATTTTATGAATTGTTTTAAATGGTTGAGCGTTATCGTTTTGGTCAAATACTGTATCTATCAATTGAGAATTAACAATATCTCTTAAATCAAAAAACGCTCTTGCCTTGTTATTAGTTATATCTGAGCTATAACCGTTTCTTCTTTGTTTTATCTTAGCCAATAAAGTTCCTGAAGCGTCATCTAATCTAACTTCTAATATCAGTTTGTAGTAATAGTATGAAGCGGTTGTTGCGTCATCTTGAAATAACATATAACCAATTACAGGCGTCCAATTTGTTATCACTGGAACTTTTGAAGTTGTATTTACTGGTTTCTGTTGCCACTCTAATGCTGAACTCATATTTTATTATTTTAATAATTCTTCTAAATCGTCTGCAAACGCTTTAGTTATGTTTTCTGTTTGTTTATTTAATTGTTCTGTAAATGGTTTACTAAAGAATTGAGTTCTTTCTAAACCCCTTTGAAATATAGACCGTTGAATTAAGTAGGCCAAAGACTTACGACTTATAAATCTACCTTGACTATCTCGACCAGCCTTTAGTGGTTTGTAAACAATCCATTTATCAATAGCAGACCGTGGAGGCATTTTAGTAGAAAATTTAAAAGGACTATTTGCCCCCCTTGCTCTACCTGAACCTTTAAAACCACCAGCACCTCTAACACCCTCATCTACAAACTGCCAGTAATCATCAGCACGACCAAATACAAACTCTAATGTAACAGAGTCTTTTGCTGAAGTAACTAAATAATCAAATTCGTTATATAACGTGTTTGGGCTGGTTGTTTTCTTTTTACGTTTAAGAATACCACGACCCTCTTTAACTACTTTTCCACCGAGTGTTTGTAACGCTTGTATTGTGTTATTAAATTCCATTATGAATTAGCCTCTATTGGTGCAATACACAAATTGTTTTTATTGTTTACATCTACACTTATTGTAGCACTCCATCCAGTCAAAAGATTATTGAAACGTGCCGTAAATGGTTCTGCGGTTATTGGTAATTCTAAAACTACTTCACCATCAACCCAGGATTGTGTTGTTAAACTATGTTTAAATTCCGCTACAACATCTTGTAATATATTTAGTGTTTCACTATATCCGTCAACTCTTCCCACTCTCTGTTTATTCGGATCGTCACCAACTTCGTCGTTTATCATATCCATTACAAAAATCGTAAAGTTATAAGTTAAGACACCTTGATTAATTACAACATTACCAGGCTCTGCATATAGTATTACATAGTCAGTAGCACCCAATTTATTAATATCTACTTCATCCATCATACCACTGTGAAAACTCTCTATTTCATAGTGTTTGTCTGCTATTGTTTCTAAATATCCTACTACATTTCTAAAACTTATCATAGTTACTTTTTTGTGTATTATTATAATCTTGTGTATAAGCTAAATAAGTTAGAACTTCTAATATCGGTAATTCTGTTATTTTACCAATATCTAATATACTATTGCTCATTGAGTAAAGTACATTATACCAACCCCACTTACTTTGTAGGCTTACACCCTTTGTTGTTTCACTTCCTGTTTTTCCAAATAACGCAGCGAAGTCATCGCCAATCTTTCGCCTAAAGTCAAAAAAAAACCTAACGAACTTAGTGCTATATTCATTGGACAATCCTTAAACAACTCTTCTTTAAATTCATCAGGGTTGTATGGTTCAATTGCATATCTATCGTTAACCTTATTTGTAACCTTTCTATATAATATACTCATTATAATATGTAGGTTTTTAATTGGGTTTTTACAATAGCTTTCTAAATCTATATACTCCCCTGTTGTCAATTTATTTAAATTCGGAACAAATCCAAATTCAATATCTGAAAAGGTAAACACCTTTACAAAATCATCTTCTTTTGGTTCTGTATCAATCATACCTTTAATTATGTTCATTATGTCTAATAAGTCCGTGTATGCCATTTTCTTAACTACAAACGGACTTGTATTACATAACAACGCCAAACTCCTTATAACCTTATTTTTCTCGCTCGCTTTACTCTCTTGTATTTTAACGTATTCTTGATATATTCCTATTGTTATATCAGACCACTCGTTAGGTATTCTTAATTTCACCTCTTTCATTACTTATAAATATAAATTGTTACTATTTGTTTTTACGATATATAATACTTACCACTATATGAAACCATCAATTTGTTTAATGCTACATAACGAACACTGTCAATTGCATGATTAAAAGCGTCAATTGGTTTATTTGTTATCTCGTTGTTTTTGTTCTTTATCCACTTATAGTTGCGGAACTCCTTAATTGCGTTTACACTACGTTTAGTTATGTTTAGTTTGTGTCGTTTTAAAACATCTATTCCTATCCTAATACTATCCGCACCTTTCTTTGTTGGTTTGATATTAATACCACCCATTCTAAAAATTTCTTCAATAGATTTAGGTTCAGCACTATCCGCAAATATCTCTATATTCCTATCAATACCTAACTGTTTAATCCTATACGCAATATCCTGATTTGTTAATCCACGTTCATACAACAGTTCATCAATATACAAATCTAAGTCGTGTTTATATACTTTTATTAAACTGGTTGGATCAGCTGTAAATCCAAAATCTAAACCTAAAGCAATGGGTTGGGCGTTATCAGGTATTTCGTCAATTATATTAAATATAGGGAAGATGGTTTCAGTCGCGACCCCCCGCTGACCTTCCGCAAAAACCCTATATAAATTTTCATCAACTTCTTTAAGTCTTTCAATTTCTGATATTGTAGATTGTTCTAAAAATGGATTGTCCCTATATGTTGATATATGAAAGTCTACATCATCTCTATCTGCATCTATTATTTGTGTATATAACCAGTGGTATTGTTCTGATGGGTTAAAGTCAATTATTATTTTAAATGTGGTTCTTAATGATAGTTGTATAAATTCATCCATTGAAAACTCATTACACTCATTTAAAAAAAGTATTTCACGTTTACGACCTCTAACTCTTTGTGGTTGGTCAACTGAAATAAATTCAAAATAATTACCATATAAAGAATACAGATGATTTGATTTGTTGTGTAATCTTTCGTCGTATAAATTTTCCTTTTTAAGTATGTCAAAGAAATCACGCATTGAGGTTCCTCTTAATGCCGGCATCGTTTTCCGAGCTATTGTAATATATAAACCCTTCCCTTTATTCTTGTATGCAAATTCTATTAATGCAAGTAATATAGAATATGTTTTACCACTTCTCGTACCACCCTGTAAAACACAAATACGTTTAGTTGAGTTTTTTACGTCGTAATATGGTTTAGCCTGTTTCGTCATCTTCTGTATTTATCCACGATGGAGGTGAGGCACTAACATTTACATTTTGGTCAGGCAACCCCTCAATACGATCTAAAATTTCTTTGATTGCTTTTAGTTTCTCGTTGTTGTTACTATCCTTGTGGAATGCTATTTGTATTAACATCTTAGCAATCGGACTACCGAAGTCACCAACACCACCCATATTTGTATCTTGTGTAGATAGTAATTCTTTTAATACTGTTGCTACGTTTCTGCGTCCTTTTGGTCTTCCGTTCTTTTTAGGTTGGTTTGTTGAACTAAATTGTGTTGCTTTATTTGGAAATTTATTCATAGCTCCGTTTTTAAACCGTTATAACTTTATTTTAACATTTAAGCCCCTTGCGTCTAATTCTTTAAATATCTCATTAGCTTTCTTTAAATCGTCTTCTATTATCGTTATAATATAATTGTCTTGTTCAGGTTCTTCTTCAATGTCTATTTTATCTATATTTAATCCTAACTCTATTTCTTTAAAACCCCAGTCTTTTAGTTCTTCTATTTCAAACTCATTTGCTAATATATCTAAATCAAATGAACCACCACTTTTATTAAGTCTTATATTTAATTCTCTTTCTTCTTCTTTTGTTAAATCCAATACTACACAATCAATATCTTTATACTTTAATTCTTTACATACTTTTAGTCGTTGGTGTCCACCAATAACAGTAAGGTCTTTGTTAATTATTATAGGGTCAACCATTGAAAACTTAACAATAGAATCTTTTAAATCGTTGTATTGTTTTTTACTTATCTGTCGAGGGTTGTAAGTTGCTGGTTTTAATTTATTTATTTGTATTTTTTCTACTTTCATATTGCTTATTCATTGCCGTTCTAAGTCGCTTTAAAGAATCGGCTTGGTTATAGTCTTTTGGTTTTTTATTTCTTTCAGAATATAGTATAGTATAAATTGGTTTTCTTGTTTTTTTATCTGCGAAAAATATATTTTTAGTTTCTTTACAATATAATAACAAAACAGGCTTTTTGTAGTATTCACTACCTCTTTTTTCTATTAATTCCCAGTCGTTTAAAATCCACCAGCTGGCTTCATAATACGTCATTTTTTCTACTTTCATTTAATCTTTTGTTTAAGTCTATTATCGCATATACTTGATAGCATACGTTTTCCAGATGCTTTATCCTTGTGTACATATTAAAAGCGTTATCACTTTCACAAGCCAAATGGCAGCTTCTACAAACAGCTACAAGGTTTTCTATATAATCATTTGTAACTTTGTTTCTTGTTCTTCTTTCAAGGTGGTGAATATCTACAGCCGGACTGTTACACATCTCGCACGGAATATAATCACCTTCAGCATAGCCAAAGAAATTCATATATACTTTAGTATGTTTCTGCAACTTTCTTTTTTCTTTTTATTAGTTTCAAATCGTCTTTTAAAGATGACAATACAAATTTACCACCACAAAAATGACAGCCCGTGTATGGATCTATTAAACTAACCCTAACACATTTTTACAACTATTTATATAAACCTTTTTAAGTTTCGCTAATGTTTGCTGAACACAACTTGTACAACTTGACGGCTTCTTATTTGCATTAAATACTTTATTATATAACTTTACTAATATAGCTTGGTCTTTTCCTGTTATTGTTCCTTTTGTTCTGTCAATAACCTCTTCATATATCTTTTGTTCATCTTCAGTAAATTGTCGCACCTTATTATAAGGAAACATTTTATTTAATTTTTCTTTACGATCAGAACACCCGCAATCCTCACCAAGAACTTTTTTAGCCACCTTATCGATTCCTGTGGCCTTTAATGCCTTCTCTATACTATCACCTAACCCTTTACTCATCGTAATGCTAAAATAAAAATTAATACTATAATAATACCTATTACAAACATACACTTACTTACAAATTGTTCTGTTTTATCTTTCATTGATTAAATAATTTTTTACGTTTCTAATTGCTTTATATAATGTGTTCTTATTTATCTTGGTTGCTCTTTGCATCTCGGATAAACTAAACCCTTCCTTATAATATATTCTAAATACTTCAGCGTCGAACCAATACAAATCTTTTAATTTCTCTTCGATCCATTCTAGTCTTTCTTCTAGTTCTTCTTTCTTTTTTGTATTGTCTTTTGAAGTGTCAGGTGAAATAGACTCTCTTATTCCTGTAACGTGATATTCGT